TAACTAGATTTTATATGAAGTTAAAAAGTAAAATTATGTTTTATGGTTGGCAAGTAAGAAGTGGACAAAAATAATGAAACAAACACTAGAATCAATTAGACAATATATCAACGAGGGTGTTTACGATCCAGGTATATTCAAGGCATTTTTTCTTGCAGGTGGTCCTGGTTCTGGTAAAACGTTTGTAACTGCAACAGCATTTGCTGGTACAGGTTTAAAAATAGTAAATTCTGATAGAGCATTTGAAAGAAATTTAAGAAAGGCAAACTTGTCTTTAAAGATGCCAGACGAAGAAGAATATTTTAGAAATATTGTTAGACAAAGAGCTAAGATCACTGCTACATCACAATTAGACAAATACGTAGAAGGTAGATTAGGATTAATTATTGATGCTACAGGTAGAGATTTACCATTAGTTCAAAGTCAAGTTAGTATGTTAAAAAATTTAGGATACGATTGTTACATGGTATTTGTAAATACAAGTTTAGATGTTGCATTAGAAAGAAATAAAACTAGAAGTAGATCAATACCTGATTATATTGTTCAAAGAAGTTGGAATGGTGTACAACAAAACATTGGTGCGTTTCAAAGAACATTTAGTCCTAATAAAATGATTATTGTTGATAATAATAGAAGTGAACAAGAATTAGTAACTAAAACATTACAAACGGCTGGTAAATTTATTAGAAGTAAATTAATGACTAAACCAGATAATTACATTGCAAAACAATGGATACAAAAAGAATTACAGGCAAAGAAAAGATGATAACAGAAAGTATTATAGACATACCAAGAAAGACATACGCAAAAGGTGTTTTTGATAATGCTGATACAGATAATCCTAAATTAAAAGTAGGTGTATTATCTATGATTAAAAAAGAAATAGAAAGATTTGAAAAGTATGCACCTGTTAAAAAATATTCTTTGATAGGTTCTATCTTAACAAAAAGATATAGAGATGACGCAGACTTAGATATTAATATTTTATTTGATGTGCCAATGGCAGACAGAGAAACTATGAGAAAAGCACTTGCTAAAAATTTAAGAAACGTTAATGGTAAATTAGTACCAGGCACAAAACATCCTATTAATTATTTTGTAATAACTGATCCTGCTGTTAAAGAAAAAAATGATAAAATGGCAGATGGTGTATTTGATATAGATAAAAATGCTTTTGAAAGAAAACCTAAACCAGATACTTTTGAACCTGAAAAATATGTAGATGAATTTCAAAAAAGAGTATCTGAAATAGATGTAGTAAAAGGCGAATTAACAAGAGATATAATTGACTACAAAGAATTAAAACAACTAACTTCAAATGATGTTTTAAATTTACAAGATAAAATAAATGATAAACTAAATGAAATACAAGATAGTATAGAGATGTTAGTTGACATAGGTGACGAAAGTATGGCACAAAGAAAAGATGCTTTTGAAAAAGATATGACACCAGATGAGATAAGAGAATTTGGTAAGAAACATAAGTTACCTAAAAATGTAATATTTAAAATGTTAGAAAAGTATCACTACATTTCTTTCTACAGAAAATGTAAAGAAATATTAGATGATGGCGAAATAACAGATACAGAAATTGATAGTATCAAAGAGGCAAAAGGTAAATCAGTCGCATTTACTTTTGGTAGATTTAATCCACCAACAGTAGGGCATGAAAAATTAATTAAGAAAGTTAGAAGTGTACCTGCAAATGATTATAGAATATATCTAAGTAGAAGTGAAGACCCTAAAAAGAATCCATTATCACCAAGACAAAAATTAGACTTGATGAAAAAAATGTTTCCTTCAATGAGAAATAAGATTAAGATTAATCCATCTAATATGGTATTAGAAATTGCAACTGAATTATATAAAGACGGTTTTGAAGAACTAACTATGGTTGTTGGTAGTGATAGAGTAAGAGAATTTGAAACAATACTAAAAAAATATAATGATGTTAAAAGCAGACATGGATATTATAAGTTTAGTAATATTAAAGTAGTATCTGCTGGTGAACGTGATCCAGATGCTGAGGGTGTATCAGGTATGAGTGCAAGTAAGATGAGAGCTGCCGCTGCCAAAAACGATTTGGCTAGTTTCAAAAAAGGTTTACCGAGTGGCGTAAATGCAAAAGATATTATGAAACAAGTTAGAGTAGGTATGCAACTTGCAGCCGCATATGGTAGTGTAGGTCATACAGCAGGTTATGGTTACAAACCTATTGCAAGTTTAGAAGAGTTTGAACAAAATCAAATAAGAGATTTATATGTTAGAGAAATGATCTTTAACATTAACGATAAAGTTACTTATATTAAAGAAGATTTAGAAGGCAAGGTAGTTAGACGAGGTACTAACTATGTTGTTTTAGAAGACAAAGATAACAATTTACATAAGGCGTGGATATGGGATTGTATTCCTGTGGCAGCCGATAGAGAGGTAGAGATGAGAGAACATAATTTAAATGTTGATTATGGTTTTGAGGCAGTGCCTGAAATACAAGAAGATTTAGATGCTCAACCACAAGACAAAGATGTGAAAAGTAAAAAAGGAACACAACCTAAGAAATATTACAAAGACTTAAAAAAAGATGTTAAGTCAAAACGTGCAAGTCATTTTTCAAAACAAAAATATAGAAAAAGTGATGATGATGACGATTATAAACCAGCACCAGGTGATGATAAAGCAAAAACTAAACCATCACAATTTACAACAAAATACAAGAAAATGTTTGGCGAATTAAAACTATCTCTTGCTGATGCATGTTGGAAAGGATTTAAACAAGTTGGTATGAAGAAAAAGAATGGTAAACAAGTACCTAATTGTGTGCCTGAAGCATATGATATGGGACATGACTATGCTATGCATACACAAAAAGTAACACCAGGTCAAGCACACTATGACCCTAAGTATCAAGGTGGTTCATATAAACCTAGTAAAAAAGAAGATAATAATAAACAGGCCGCAACAGAGAAACAAATAGACGGTTATGTAACTAAAAAAGATATTGAAGAATGGGCAGTTTCGGAAGAAACAATAGATAAATATAGAAGTAGATACGGCGAAGAGTGGAAAACTAAACTAGAAACCGTATTACAGATTATGAAAGGTAAACTATAATGAAGTCATTTAAAGAGTATGAAGAGATAGATAAAAAGTGTGAAGAAACTATCTTTGAACACGAAGCTGAAGGTATTACTGAGGCAATGTACCAAGGTAAAAAAGTAAAATTAAATGACCCAATTAGAGGTGGCTCTAAAAAGTTTTATGTTTACGTTAAAGATGGTGATAAAGTAAAGAAAGTATCATTTGGTGATACAACTGGTTTATCAATTAAAAGAGATGATCCTGAGAGAAGAAAGAGCTTTAGGGCAAGACATAACTGTGATAATCCAGGACCAAAAACAAAGGCACGATACTGGTCATGTTATCAATGGCGTGCAGGTGCAAAGGTGAATAACTAATGGATAAAGAACTTGACGATTTTCTAAAAGACCTTGCAAGTAATACACCAAACGAAGAACAGTTTGAAGAAGAAGAGGAAGAATGAGTTACAGAAAAAAATTTACAGAGGCATATGATAAGGTACAAAACCCTATCAAAGAAGAAAGCGACCACGAAATATCAATGGCAAGAGGTGAGTTAGAGGCAATCGCAAATAAGGCAACTGAATTATCAAGTGCATTAGAGGGTATGTCAGACGAAGGCAATCCTTTAGAGGCATGGGTACAATCTAAAATTACAAAAGCAAAAGACTACATCAATTCAGTATCAGATTATCTATTATATAATCCTGATATAAAGATGAATGAAAAAAAGGATAAGTAAAATGGAATTATCAGATATACATTTAAAAAAACTTAAAGAACAATACGAAGATTTAAGAGGAAAAACTTTAGATAAAACACAATTAGATACTGTATCTGAAATGTTATCTAAGTTAACTACAGAAAATTTACAAAAGATGTGCGATATGGATATCGCTATATTATCTGATATTGCAAAAGACAAAATTAAACCTGTTGAAGAAAAAGTTGACAATGCATACGCAATAGGTATGGCACAGGCAATGAAATCAACTGGTGACCAACCACCTTTAAAGAAATCTACTATCACTAAAGCACATGATATTGCTAAGGCAATTAATAAAGATGAAAACGCACCTGCTGTTGCTGATATTGATAGACTTAAAAAAATGGGTATGAAACCTAAGAAAGAAGATTTAGGTAAAGAAGATGAACCTAAAGTTAAACAAATAATTAAAAAATTAAAAGGCGCTAGTCAAGCACATGCAGGTCAGGCCAAAGATTTAGAAAAAGCATTGAAGTCTGAAGAAAAAGATCAAAAAGAAGTAGATGAAGCTTCTGCAGGTTTTAAGTTAGTGCAAAAAGCAAAAGCTATTGCTAAAAAAATGGCAGGTGATTATTCTGGTGCAGTAAAAGAAATAGAAAAATTAAAAAAAGATTTATCAAAGGTTTATGAAGTAGAATTAGCTTTAAAAGCAGCAAATGAAAGTTTAGAAGAGGCTACAGCACATGTTGTAAGATACACTGATCCACTGAACAAAAAAAGATTTGCGATACCGTATAAAACTCATGCTGATGCAGAGAAAAAAATGGCACAATTAAAAAAAGATGGTGTTAAACAAATTGGTATTACAATGGATACTTTGAAACCAGGTGTTAAATTTAAAGAGTCTTATTTAGAAGAGTCACTAAACGAATTTACATTAAGTCAACTTAATACATTAAAAAAATCTTATGCTGGTATGAAAGGTAAAACAATATCACCAGAAAAAGCAACTGCTCTTTCAAAACATTTAGATAAACTAGACTTATTATCTTTAAGACAACTAAACAAAGAAAAAATA